TCCCAATCTAGCATTCTTACTGTTCTGTTGTCTGTTGCTGTAGGCTTTGTCAATAGGTCCTGGAGTGTTGATACCAAACACACTGCTAGGCACTTCACGTCTTGAACTAGAAGTGGTCAAACCTCTTGTCTCATCTTCCAACAGTCCTTGTGTTTCTAAAACTGATTTTGCTTGACTGTGTATTGGCTTAGGCACAGTCAAAGGTTTTGTTGTGGGCCAATCTTGATGTCTACTTTTATTATGTTCACCAACCGGTAATTTTTTTCCAATAAGTTCTGGATCTTCAGTGTCTGTCATTGTTGTGGCTGGAGTTGAACCTGGCACCTGCATATTCATAAGTGCTTGTGGTATACAACCAATCCAGTATGCTTTATTGGAATTGCCTTCCACAAACATAACTAACACACGGTTCCCTACATCAGGTGGAACAAACCACATACCATAACTCTGTTGACTGTCTCTAAAATCTGTGTTTGAATTTATATCTGCAATATTAGTTGTGCCATAGAATGGATGCAGATACTGACAGGTAACAATTTGTTGTGTAGGACTTGTTACTCCGCTGTCTAATGTTTTTAAAATTTCAACTTGTATTGAACCTGCATATCCCGGATCCAGCACATTTCTCACAATGGCTTCATAAGGTCCAGGATTCTTTGCTGGATCAATTGAATAAGATTTTCTTGTGTTTCTATATCCCATTATGCACTTTCGTTACTGTAATCTTCTTGATCAAACTCTGCTGGTTTTTTCTCTTCGTATGTTGTTGTTGAAATTGTGTTACTGTTATCATCTGTGATATTCATATTTCCAGATCTTACACATCTAAGCGTCTGTGTAAATCTTCCACCTTTAAATTCACTGCGTATTTCTATAACTCTAAATATTCCACCAAATTCGTTTATTACTCTTTCTCTTCCGTTTCTATCATTTATTGTTCCTGTCGGAAAAATATAATTGCCTTGAACCTTGTCAATGTCAATTGGACTTATAAATGTTAATTCTATTAAAGTTTGTCTTGGTAAAAAGTTAATTTGTCCGTCTGAGTTTATCATATAACTGTCACCTTCTTCAATTCTTTCATCATCACTTTTTGCCATATTGATGTAATTACTCATACCACTGTTTGGTAGGTAATATGGATCACCATGTATTGTGACATTAACGTCTATCAAATCAACAGCAGAATTTATAATACGTTGATTGAAGTCTCTAGCAAAAGATGTTTCTGATGCTTCATCATTTGTACCTTGATTGTTAGCACCTGCTGAGTCAGGAACTTCACTTGCGTATGAACTTTTGCCACTTGCATTATCCTTTGTTCCAAACACAGTCGTTCTAGTTTTTTTAATAGTGTTCTCTCCTTTTTTACCTGGGTCAGCACTTTGTGAATTGTTTGGATCTCTTAATACAGAATTATAAAAAGCATTGTTGTATACTAGATCAAAATCTAGGATATCATGATTTCTGCCTGAATACAGATAGTCATATCTTTTTACAATGTTTCTATTAATTTCTTGAATGTAATCAACTGTTTGATCATCTGACTTCAGCGTTGAATTCATAACACCATATGGCATTACATTACACACGATTAATTTATGACTGGTTTTTGTTACTGCTTCTATGTAAGAATCTTTCAATTCAAAACATTGTGGTATAATTCTAAACCATTCGGTGTAACCGCCTTCTGATTCTTTATCGCCTATTGACTCTCCTAATTTTTTTCCATATTCAGATAATATCAGCACCATTTCAATAATATCTGTAACTAAAGTACCTTTTGGGAAGGTAAGTTGTTTTTTCTTAAAGTTAATGCCTATGTCATCTCTTTTATATGTTCCGCTCCACCAAGAATAATTGTCATTGAAGTCAGGAAAAATTTTTGTATTTTCTCTATGAACACTTTTATCCCAGACCATTCTAGATGACCCAATAGTGTTGCCGGTGTATACTTTGCCATCTAATTGATTAATTTGTATTCCACCACCTGAGTTAAGATCATCTGATTTGTTCACTGCGTTAACCATAAAGTCCGCATTATTTTCGTTATTGCCTCGCAATAATTTTTCAATTCTTAGTGTAGGGTCATAATTTCGTAAAATATTTTGATTTGTTATTCTTTGACTTTCATTTTCATCGGAACTGTCTTGTTCTGTTGTATCATATCCTGCAGACACATCACGCAGAATTTCATCTCTAAATTGTTTGTTTCCTGTTCCATTGTTATATTCCTCAGGTGGAAACAGTATAACAAAGTCTTCTCCATCTGGAACTCTATTGCTGATGTTATATTTTTTTGCTTTTTCATTATATTCACCTTTTTGATTTAAAAAGTGCATTAAAGATTTGCTACCACTTTGTAATATTTCATGAACGGTGTCACCTTCAATTGTTATATCTTCTCTAATTTTATTGTTTATGTCAGATAAACCATATTCCATGTGGGGTCTTGCCTGACAATCATATACCGCTCCGCCTTGATTGGCTCTAAATTGTATAGATTGAAATTGTATTGGAATCACGTGACGTTTAGGATATTCCTTTTCATTATTGGTTGAAACAACCTGGTTAGAAACAGGATCAAATTTTTTCCCTGGCACTGTACCAACATAGTCTATTAATAGAGCATAAGGAGCCTTGACATGATTGAATGCACCAATTTCCTTATCTGAAGCATCTGCCTGCTGTGCTCTTGCGGCTTGTATTTTCATTGTGGCAATAAGAAGTCCAATACTGTAAGGTTCCGTGATTTCAAAACGTATGTTTGTCGCCTGTGTGTGTTTGTTTCTTTTAGTAGGAGCAACAATTGAATCTATTTCTAAATTGTCAATTAAAAATTCTAAATTACCTTTCACTGACCTATCAATAAATGTGCTAGTGTTTGCACGATTACCTATTTTACCAGCCGTCTGTGCAATTACAAATTTTCCATAATCACCTTTCTCTAAGAGCACATACGGAAAATTTACTTCTTCTTTTGTCATAGCAATTAAAGTTATGACTGCTGAAAAATTATTAAAATCATGTAATGGATTAGGTTTGTGCTTGTTATTGAAATTTATTTTTTTTACCTCTTCTACAATTTTATTGTCATTTGCTTTTTGGCTTTTAGCAACTTTATCATTAATTGCTTTGCTTCTACTGACTTTATTATTTTTGAATTTAAGTTTTTTGTTGTAAACTCTTTCCATTACAGAACCGTCGCCAGTTTCCTTTAACTGTCCTGCTTTAATCAGTTTTTCTCTTTTTTTAGATTGTATTCTTGTTTTTACTGCACCCGCCATTGGATTAAACTCCCAATGCTTCTCTTATTGCATTTCCTTTTGGAATATAGATTTCTGTGCCCGGAGTAAAATCAAATATTGGATCTTGCAACGTGTCTGGATTTCTTTGTGCAAATACCCACCAAAGTTTTGGTGATCCATACAGGTCAAAAGCCAGTAAGTCTGGTCTTCTACTATATTGTGATTCAATTGTGTATAAAAAATCATCAGAACTTGAAGGTATTGTTCTTGGTCTTAAAATATCTAAATATTGTTCGTCAACAATAGTTGTTGCACTATACGGACTTGTTCCACTGTACCTTGCCATTAAATAAATCCTTTTCCGTCTAGTACATCAGTTCCATGAATGAAGTTTTTCAAATTGAACTGACTGATTTGATTTCTGCTGTATTGTGGTACCAGTTCAACTGTAATTAAACTTTCTGATGGTGCCCATGCATTTTTGTCCAATGAATAAATTCCACCGTCATCATCAGCCTGTTCAGTGCTTCCTAAACCAGTTGAAATATAATCAACTTCTCTTTTTAAGTCAAATTGGAAGTTTGTTACAATAACAGGAACCTGATTGAATGTGTAATCGCCATAACCATTTAAAAATAATACAGGAGGTGGTTGACCTCTGTTAGGACTGTTTTCACCATAAGACATTTTTGTAACTGTTCTTAAGAAATGAACTGCCGCTACCCAATATTTGGCTTCAAGTGAATTCTGCACAAAAAACTCTCCTGTGACTGTCATCTGTCCCACTCTGGAATTTTCATAAGCATAATAAGGATAGTTTGTGTGTACAGGCTGTAAAGGATTATAAGATGCTTGATGAGACACATAAATCGTTGGAGTGTACGGGAATATCATTTTGCTGTCTGTTCTTATTAAAGGTTCAAGCAAACCACCTTTTTTGATGTGTTGTTTGATAGATTCTGGTACACTTAAACTTACTCTCCAATCTTTTGCCACTGCTTTCGCTTTGTTTGTGACAATAGTTTGTGCATTACCGTCTACACTTAATTCACCGTTGATTAAATTTTTTAAACTACCGCTCATTCTTTTTGCCTGGGCAGTAATATTAGCCGCGGTGTCTACAAATTTATCCTTCAGTTTGCCTACAATATTAGTTGCAACATCCAGGTTATTTGACATTTTTTCAAACGCCTCTTGCTGATTGACCGTGCTGAGATCTACTTTTGTGTTTTTCAATTTGTTTCTGAAATCTACCATTTGGTTACATCCTTACATTTATTTATTGACAAAATTAACTGCTCAGTTTATAATGAAGGCATAACTAATAGAAAGTATTCATGAAAACTAAAGTAAATTACCTTAATAATAAGGATTTGTTAGAAGAAATACACAAATCTAAAAATTCATATTGCAGTTATACCAAAGATACATATTCCACATATGATTTGATTGTGAATAAAATAGACGCAATTAACATTAGAACAGTGGCTCAAGCAAAGAGAAACAAAGCCAAAAGGCTTACGCAACAGGAATATGAAAGACGGAAAGCAATAAATCCTAAGACCAAACTGTCTGAATGTGACATAGATTATCGTAAAATATCCAAAGACGATGTGGTATTTAGAGTGATGACTTATGATCATATTCCAGAAGATCCGGGCAGAAAAAGAAATCCAAGAAATGTAGCAGACAGAAAAGTTAAAGTAAATTTCCCACCATTCCAACATTGGAAATACGATAAAAAAGGCAACTTAACTTGTATTGGCAAAAGTCATTGGGAAGGTGGATTGCACAATGGAAAATTTAACAAAGACATTGGTAAAGCAACAAATAAGTTGGCATTGATGTGGATGAAATTGTGCGAAAGATATGGTACAAGAGGTAATGTGAGAGGTTACACATACAACGACGAAATGCAAGGACAAGCCATATTGCAATTGGCACAGATTGGTTTACAATTTGATGAATCCAAATCAAATAATCCATTTGCATATTACACAGCGGCAGTAACAAATTCATTTGTTAGAATAATAAACATCGAAAAAAGAAATCAAAACATTAGAGATGACATTCTTGAAATGAATAACATGATGCCTAGTATGACGAGACAAACACAAGGCGAAGCATCGACACCTCGTAAAGCGCCTGTAAAAAAAGTTGCCAAAAAAGTTAAGAAGTAGTTGACATTGCGTAACTTTTAAGTTATGCTGTAGACAAGTAGGAGAATTATTTTGTTCAAGAAATTAGCGGTTTTTACTGACATACACTTTGGCTTGAAATCCAACTCAAAGTTACACAACGATGATTGCGAAGAATTTATAGACTGGTACATAGACCTTGCGAAACAGCATGGCTGTGAAACTGGAATGTTCTGTGGTGACTGGCATCACAATAGAAACAGTGTAAACATAACCACTATGGATGCTTCTATTAGAAGTTTAGAAAAAATAGGAAAAGCATTCGATAAATTTTATTTCTTTCCAGGCAATCACGACTTATATTACAAAGACAGCAGAGATATACAGTCAACTGAATTCGGAAGATTTATTCCAGGTATCACAATGATCAACGAAATCACAAAGATAGATGATGTGGTAATGGTTCCTTGGCTTGTTGGTAATGAATGGAAAAAGGTGGGCAAGATGAAATGCAAATATATGTTCGGGCATTTTGAACTGCCGAACTTTTTTATGAATGCAATGGTAGAAATGCCAGACACTGGCGAACTAAAAGGCAGTGACTTTGTTGCTCAGGAATATGTGTTCTCTGGACATTTCCACAAAAGACAAATTAAGAATAATATTCATTATTTAGGTAATCCGTTTCCGCACAATTACGCAGATGTAGATGACGATGAACGTGGCATGATGATACTAGAACATGGCAAAGAGCCTGTGTATTTTAATTGGGGCAACTGTCCTAAATATAGAAATGTTAAATTAAGCACACTGCTGGATAAAACTAAAGACATCATGAAAAGCAAAATGCATTTGAGAGTTACACTAGATATTGATATAAGTTTTGAAGAAGCAAGTTTTATAAAAGAAACATTTATGAAAGAATATGGATGTAGAGAAATTACATTAATTCCTAACAAAAAAGACGAAGAAATTAATACCGACATAGATATCACAAAGTTTGAAAGTGTTGATCAGATAGTTTCTAAAGAAATTGAATCAATTGAATCAGACGCATATGACAAACAAGTATTGTTAGGTATATTTAGAGATTTGAATAATGATACTAATTAAGACTCTTACAGTTAAAAATTTTATGAGTGTGGGTAATCAAACCCAGGCCATAGACTTCCAACAAAAACTATTAACACTTGTACTAGGTGAAAACTTAGACATGGGTGGTGATGATGCAGGATCGCGTAATGGTACAGGTAAGACAACTATTGTAAATGCACTGTCCTATGCACTATATGGTGAAGCACTTACAAAAATACGTAGAGATAATCTTGTAAACAAAACCAACGGAAAAGGTATGTTGGTCACAATTACATTTGAAAAGGAAGGCAAAAAATATAGAGTAGAACGTGGTAGAAAACCAAACGTTATGAAATACTTTATTGATGATACAGAACAAGAATTATCAGACGTCAGTCAAGGTGACTCACGTAAAACACAAGAAGACCTGAACAAAATGATTGGTATGACTCCACGTATGTTTAAACATCTTGTCGCACTTAACACATACACTCAACCGTTTTTGGCTTTACATCATTCTGAACAACAAGATATTATAGAACAATTACTAGGTATACAGTTGTTGTCTGAAAAAGCAGAAATACTGAAAACAAAAATTAAAAGGACTAAAGAAGATATTGCTATGGAAACAGCAAGATTAGAAGGTCTTAAAATAAGCAATCAGAAAGTTGAAGAAACAATTCAAAGTTTACATCATAAAAGCAGTGCTTGGGAAACACAAAACAAAGATGATATTGAAAAATTGCAAAAGAATTTGCAAGAATTAGAAAATTTTGATGTTGAAAAAGAACTTGATGCACACAAGACATTAGAAGATTGGCATAAACTGGACAAAGAGCAAAGACAATTACTAAAAGATAAAAGTAATTTGGAAGCCACAATAGAACAAGCAGATAAAACTGCTAAAAAACTAGACAAAGATTTGAACAAATTAAATGAAAAAGCCACTTGTTATGCTTGTGGTCAGGATTTGCCAAATGAAAAAATTGAAGAAATGCAGAGAAAACTAGAAGAAGAATATGGAGAAGCAAACAGTTATGTGATGGATTTGCAGGAACAATTAGATGAAACAGAAAAAGAACTTAAAGATTTAGGCGATCTCACAGAAAAACCAAACACATACTATGACACAATAAAAGAAGCATACGAACACAAACAATACGTGGGCAACATAGAAACAGCATTGAAAAACAAACAAAAAGAATCCAATCCATACATAGATCAAATAGATGAATTACAAAAACAAGCACTACAAGAAATAAATTGGGATGAAGCAAACACACTACAAAAACTAAAAGAACATCAAGAATTCTTGTACAAATTGTTAACAAACAAAGATTCCTTCATAAGGAAAAAGATAATTGATCAAAACCTGACCTTCTTGAACAACAGGTTAACACACTACTTGGATCAATTGGGACTTCCACACTTGGTCACATTCAAAAATGATTTGAGTGTGGAAATCACTCAACTCGGTCAAGACTTAGATTTTGACAACTTGAGCAGAGGTGAACGTAACAGATTAATACTAGGTATGAGTTTTGCATTCAGAGATGTATGGGAAAACTTGTATCAAAATATTAATCTGTTGTTCCTAGATGAATTGATAGACAGTGGTATGGACAGTGCAGGTGTTGAAAGTTCGTTAGCAATATTGAAAAAGATGAGTAGGGAGAGAGGCAAAAACATATTCTTAATCAGTCACAAAGATGAACTGGTAGGGCGTGTAAACAATGTATTGAAAGTGATAAAAGAAAACGGATTCACTTCTTATGCAAATGATGTGGAGACATATGAGCATACAAGATGATACACATGATAAGTTGACCAAAGCATACATGGCGTACTTCAAGGCAAACGAGCAGTTCGCGAAGAGGCGGAGCCTCGCTACCAAAGTAGCCGCCAGAAAGGCGCTCGCGGAAATTCGAATTTTGGCCCGAACACGTAGAAAAGAACTCACAACAGAGTTTGAAGACAGCAGAAATCAAAAGACACACAACCAAAAATAGCACACGGTAAGTATTGGTATGGCATGGACATATCAAGGAAAACCCATAGACACACTGCCAGAAGACTGTGAAGGCTTTGTGTATCTCATTACCAATACAACCAACGGTAAAAAATATGTGGGCAAAAAACTGGCAAAATTCAAGAAGACACGTCCGCCACTCAAGGGAAGAATAAACAAACGTAGAAGCAAAGTCGAAAGTGACTGGAGAGACTATTGGGGTTCCAATGATCATTTGGTTGCTGACGTCAAGGCACAAGGGGAAGACAAATTTACTAGGGAAATATTATACATTTGCTCAAACAGAGGCACAATGAGTTATTTGGAAGCCAAGGAACAGTTTGACAGAAGAGTGCTCGAAACAGACGACTACTACAATGGAATTATTAATGTTCGCGTAGGCGGATCCAAAGTCCTAAAAGAAGAATTAAAATCTCACAAGGCTTAACATAGCAACACAGTTGATAGCGATATCCAGGAAATGCAGTTGATAAAACGTTAGGTGAATCCTGAGTTGCAAGGCAAGTGCTTACTTGAGGCACAAAAGAAGATGCTCTGTGAAAAAGATACAACATCACAACTACTCACTTTGTTTGTGAAGGGTGGGTCAGTTGCCCGTGACTATGAAGTCTGGAATAGGGAGTTGGCGGGTCACCGCTTCCGATCGAAAGAAATTTCCTCTCACACAATGGCAGGCTAATCTCGCATGATGGCTCCTACTTTGCCCAAACGGGTGAAGTATGGATCAACTATCTGCATGATGCGACACATAACTTCGTTATGTTGATTGCTTAATTGCTGAGCGTTTAGCGAAGCAGAACGACGCAGTCGTTCTTACACATTAGGATCAAACTGTTCACAGTCCAACCACAAACTCTTATCAGGGTCTGCACTCTGAACATAGCGGAGTTTTGTGTGACTCCAATCTCTAACTTCCAATTCTTCCAACACACTTTGTTGGTACACATGAATCACTTTGGGATCCATCTTTAAAATTTTTTTAACGGCGTCCCTGTCAGGACGTGACTCGTAGGTCTGGATGGTGGTCACATTTGGCATCTTCGAAAAATCTCTTGCGTATTTGTCTCCGCGGAGCCACGTGAGTGGCCCTACGTCTTTACTCATCAGTTTGAGTTCATCCGCCTTGTGTCGCCAGTGTATGTTGTTTTCGTTAAATCCTATCTCCACTAGTCTATCGTAGGTCTTGGAACCCACTGCATAAATTTTTTGATCTAGTAATTTTTTGAGACTGTGTTTGTAATGATTGACTGATTCGATGTGTGTGATGATTAAGCCTTGCGGCTTGGCGGGATCATGGTCCACTGTATATGTTTTCATACAGGGTATCCAGACATCATCTCCGTTTAACTCCGCAGGTTTGGTTATTTGCGTGTATACTTGCATAGGTGTATTATTTAGAACAGGTGATTTCATCATTAAAACAGCATATTTGATTTTAGATGTCTGTAAGGTAGATTATTTTACACTTTATATTATGTGTTAGTTTGCATTAAAAGAACGGTTGTCCTGTTTTTTTGGCTGTGTCTAGATTGTCTTTGATCACTTTTGCCATGATCTCTCTGTCTTCTGGTGCACTCATGTATATCTCTTCCATTGTGACTCCACCACGCATGAACCAAGCAATTTTTGTGAGTTCTGCTTTGAAATTTTTAGTTTCATTTTCCATGTCCTTGGCCATCTTAAGGATCTCAGAAATATCCAGTGTGGAGATTTTTAAGCGAAAAAATTTGCGGTATCAAATTGTATAGGTAGTTTGAAAGATTCTGGAGCACCTTCTTTGCGTTCTTGTTCCGTGGTTGTGATTTCCATTTCAGGAAGTGCAAAGGCATCTCGTTGTTTTTCTAAATGATCCAGTATTGTTTGAAAGAATCCTTTTTCAGCATTTTCAATAAACTCTGCTATCATGGCTTTGTCTGTTACAGTCTGTCCATCAACTTTTACAGATACCACAGTTTCAGTGACCATGCCAACATTTAACGCAGTCAATTTTGTTAAACTCTGCTGAAATCTTTTCAGTTTGTCTTCTTCAGGTATGTCTTGATTTCTTATTGTTTCCTGTAAACGTGCTTCTTCAAAAGATTTGATTGCCATCTTTGTGAACTGACTGTAATTCAAAGGATTGGTAGTCACTTCCATGTCTGCCACAAACACAGTGTCTTGATATTGTGCTGAAAGAAGTTTGTCCAGAGATGATTGTAAATTTAATTCAAAATCTCTCTGTATTTTTGTGTTAGGTATTGTGACCGGCACAGACATCTTTTCACCGTATGTTGCCATTCTGATTGCTATTAGCACAGCATCAACATCTATGCTAGGCATTGCCCAAGCATTCTTTATGGCTGGCACACAACTCTGTATCACTGTTACAGTGGCTTCACCGTTTAATAATGCATCTGGTGTCTTAAAAAGTAATTCGTCTTTTGCTGTCATAGGGTACACAGCAATCTCTCCTGACTCTGGAACTTGTATTGCTCCTTCAGGATAAAATTTGTAACCGCTAGGCAGTTTGATATACTGCTTGGGTTGTCTGTAATATTTCTTTAAAGGATTCGCTTGTGGTGTTTGTCCTTGTTGTAATTCTGTCATTTTATCTCCAATAAATACAAGAAAGTGTTACGCACTTTTTTATATACACATATTTAGTGATGAGTATTAAGTGCGTACTTAATGATTGGATTTAAATACAATTTGGTAATATGGCAGATTTAACACCAGATCAATTGGATGCATTGGCAAAGGGCATAGCCGCCTCAGGCGTTGCTCAGGAAACCACACTTAAAGCATTGGTAAAAGCACTTGGCGGAAGCACAGGTATGGCGTCAGTGGCACAAGCCACAGGAAAGACTGCCAAAGAAATGAAAACTGTGGGATCCTATTTGGAAGACCTCAATGAAGATTTGGAAGAAACAACCACTGGATTAAACAAATATGCCAAAATTCAAAACACAATGGCTGTTGGTGTTACGTTAGCCACAGGTACACTAAAAAGTCTCGGATCAACAGTAAAATATTCCACAGCACAGATGGGTGTATTAGGACAAACTGTTGGTTACATTGCAAGTACACTTTTAGATGCGTTGTCTGACAACGTAGATTTCTACAGACAACTTTCAACTGTGGGTGCAACAGCAGGTCAAAGCATCAGTGAATTAAGAAGAGTATCTGGAATAACAGGACTAACAATGGGGCAACTTACCTCAGCAGTTGCGGCGGCGCAAGGCAATCTTGCCTTACTAGGTGGAACTGCTGGTCAAGGATTCCAAAGATTTTCCCAAGCACTCATAGAACTTTCACAAGGTGAAACATTCGAAAAATTATCTGGTCTAGGTTTTACAATGGACAGAATTGCCGAAGGTGCAGGTGAATATTTAGAAATCCAAACTCAATTAGGCAGAACACAAACAATGACTTCGCGAGAACTTGCCTCAGGTGCGGATGAGTACCTAACTAATCTTGACTTGTTAACAAGGCTAACAGGAAAAAATAGAGATATGTTGGCACAAGAAATGAAACAGAATGCCGCTGACTCTAGATTAAAATTACAAATGGCTGGTATGGATCAAAAACAACAAGCAGTGATACAGAGAGCATTGTCTTTAACAGATAAAGGTTCGCAAGAACTTGGACAGTCATTAAGAAATTTAATTGCAACAGGCGGAATTCCTACAAATGCAAGAGAGGCAGGTATTATGCAGTTGCAAGGATTTAGTGAAGCACTGGACAGAGTCAGCAGAGGTGAGTCGGGTTCAGTAGAACAATTGATGTCTGTGTTCCAAACAGCGGCACAAGAAACAGGAAATTTAAGTGCAGAAGAAAGACAAAGATTTGCACAATTAAAACAATTCGGCGTAGACTTCTTTGATGTAAGATTCGAAACGATTGCATTTAAAAATGCTTTAGGCGATTTACAACAAGTGACTGAAGAACAAAGAAAAGCACAAGAAGCCGCAGGAACAGCCGCACTTCAATTTGACAGAGCAACACAAAGATTGAGAACAGCATTCGCGGCGGTGTTGGCTCCGGCAACAACAACACTAGCAGGACTGTTTAATTTAATTTCTGTTCCTTTAGAACTATTTGGAAATATGGTATCCTTCTTAACTGAAGAAATGGGCAAGTTCGGAACTGCAATAGGTGTCGCTTTATTGGCACTAGGAGGCTTTGGTAGTATTAAGTTAGGACAAGCGGCGAGCAAAGGTTTAACTTCTGCTGGTTCTTATCTTGGCGGTGGAGGTGGTGGATCAGTATCTAGAATAGGAGCAAACGTAGGTGGACTTGCTAAAGGAATAGGTGCAGGTGCAGGAAAAATATTTTCTCTATTAGGAAGAGCATTAGGCACATTGGCTAATCCTAAAATTTTATTAGGAGCCTCAATCATAGCAGGGTCTATTGCAGTATTGGGTGCAGGTATTGCCGGCGCGACATATCTAATGGGTGGTGCACTACAAAAATTTACAACAGGTATAGAAGGGCTCACCAACATAGATGGCCAAGGTTTAAAAGACACAGCAAGTGGTTTGAAAACACTGGCAGGTGCAATGGTAGACATGGGAAGTGCCACAAGTGCATCAGCAACAGGCTTTTTTGGAAAACTTTTTGGCGGTGGACCAGAAAACTTTGCCAAAAGTATCAATGCAACACTAGATTCTCTTGACAAAGGTAAGATTGATATGTATGCTAACAGTTTAAGTAATCTTGGAGAAGCAATGAACAATCTGAATTCCGGAATGTCAGGATCAATTACAACATCCGCAACTGAAACAGGAAACAAGTTGGATAAGTTAAATACTACAATGGAGCAAGTTTTAATGATGATGGATCAGAACAATAAATTTGCTAAGAACGTATCAGACAATACAAAAATAGTGGCGGATAACACATAATGAGTTGGAAAAAATTTTTTAGTGAAGTACCAGTTGCAGGAGCATCTGATGGCACATATTCAGCAATGGGTGGAGGAGTAACAGGCAAGCCTGGTCCTGCACGTTCAAACTATTCATCTTATCTTCCTGATGTGTACAGTGGTGCACCAAACAGAATAGAAAGATATGGACAATACAATGTAATGGATATGGACAGTGAGGTCAATGCCGCACTTGATATTCTTGCAGAATTTTGCACACAGAACAACACACAAAACAATACTCCATTTAAATTTACATACAATCAGAAAGCAACAAACACAGAAGTACAAATTATTGAACAATATTTGCATCAGTGGTGCAAATTAAATGATTTAAACAAGAGAATATTTAAAATCATGCGTAATGTATTCAAGTACGGTGATTCATTCTTTATTAGAGATCCAGAAACAAAGAAATTATTTCATGTTGATCCTGCAAAAGTTTCTAAAATTATTGTAAATGAAAGCACAGGAAAAACTCCTGAACAATATGTTGTAAGAGATATTAATTTTAACTTTAGAAACCTTGTGGCAACAACTCCATATCAAACAACTGGTAATGTAACTGGCGGTGGTTCAGGATATTTAACAGGTGGTGTAAGAGGTATGGTTGGTGCAAATTATCAAGACTCACCAGGCACAAGATTTGCTACAGGACAAAGAGAAATTGCTGTTGATGCCAAGCACATTTTCCATTTAAGTTTAAGTGAAGGTCTTGATTTGAACTTTCCATTTGGAAACAGTCTGTTAGAAAGTGTTTTTAAAGTTTACAAACAAAAAGAATTACTAGAAGATGCAATTATAATTTACAGAGTACAAAGAGCACCAGAACGTAGAGTGTTTTACATTGACGTAGGTAATATGCCATCGCACTTGGCAATGCAATTTGTAGAAAGAGTTAAAACAGAAATACACCAAAGACGTATTCCGTCAAGCACGGGTGGTGGTACAAACGTAATTGATTCAAGTTACAATCCATTATCTATCAATGAAGATTATTTCTTCCCACAAACAGCAGAAGGTAGAGGTTCTAAAGTAGAAACATTACCAGGTGGTACTAATTTAGGTGAGATTGATGATCTAAAATACTTTACAAACAAACTATTAAGAGGTTTACGTATACCAAGTTCTTATTTGCCAACAGGTGCTGATGATGGACAAAGCCAATACAATGATGGTAGAGTAGGCACAGCATACATTCAAGAATTAAGATTTAACAAATACTGTGAAAGATTACAAAACATGGTATCAAATGAATTCAATCAAGAGTTCAAACAGTATTTGATAGAAAAAGGTGTTAATATTGACATCGCAATGTTTGATATTAAGTTTAATCCACCAATGAACTTTGCATCTTATAGACAAGCAGAGGTTGATAACAATAGAATTTCTACTTACACACAGATTGCTCAGGTTCCATTTGTAAGCAAACGTTATGCACTTTCAAGATTCTTAGGATTAACTCCAGAAGAAATGGCAGAAAACGAAAGATTATGGAGAGAAGAAAACGATGCAACCACGCAGGCTAAACCTACAACTTCAGCAACAGAGTTAAGAAGTGCAGGTGTAAGCACAGCAGGTATCCAAGCAGACTTAGATGCGGCTGAGCCTGAAGCACCAGCAACAGAACCAGGTGACGAAGGTGCAGGCACTCCAGGAGCAGGCACTCCACCAGACGCAGGAACTACAACTCCAGGCACTTAAACATAAATATCATTATGATACTACGTGAATTATTTTATTTCGACAAAATTTCTACTGAATCAGGTGAACAAAAGGAATACGATCCTACATCTGACCAAGGTATTATGGGTGTAAGTGATACACGTAAAACACGTCTTACACTAAAACAGATCAACAAAGCACGTAAAGCCGGCGAGTTTCACAAAGATGAGCAACAAAAAGAGTTAGAATTTGTGAGAAAAATGTACGGCTCCGCTAATCAACCAGAGGTATAATAGATGTCCGTGGCATTTGTACTGGGCAACGGTCTCAGTCGTAAGCCTATACCATTAGAGCCTCTGAAACAACACGGCAAAGTGTATGCCTGCAATGCCGTATACAGAACATTCACACCAGATTACCTTGTGGCAGTAGATGCCAAGATGATTAATGAAATATGTCATGCTGATGCACACAGAAAAATGCCGGTTTGGACCAATCCAAATAGAGCATATAAAAAATGGAATGGATTGAACTTCTTTGAACCTAGTTTAGGTTGGTCATCTGGACCCACAGCATTGTATCTAGCCACACAAAAAGAGCATCAATTGATATACATCTTAGGTTTTGACTTCATAGGCAACCAAGATGGTAAACTAAACAACATATATGGCGACACACCCAACTACAAAAAGAATACAGACGTGGCAACCTATCATGGCAACTGGAATAGACAGACTTCGATAGTACTGCAAAAGAATGCATTGAAAAGATTTGTGAGAGTGATACCTGAAGGAACACACGTGTTTGAAGCAAAAGATCTAAAAAAATACACAAATTACAGTGAAATCACAGTGCAAGAGTTCAAAAGACGCTATCACCTGTAAAATTGACGTCTAAAACACTCTCTAACGGGCCGTTATCTGCCGTTTTTACCAACAATAATGTAAATAATAAGGACAGTCTTATCAAAAACAGTTAATAGGAGAAAAATAATGTCAGATAAAAGTAAATTCGAGCAAATGCTTGAAAAATTAATCGCTGACGACAAATCAGCGGCAGAAGAGATTTTCCACAATATCGTTGTAGAAAAATCAAGATCAATCTATGAAGGTCTTTTAGAAGATGATATCAAAGATATCGAAGTAGAAGAAACTTCAAAAGAAGAATCAGCAGAAGAAACTA